CGACGAGACTATCATCGCGACGAACGGGGCGGCTGCGTGGTCGGCGGCTTCGTTCGCGGGCCATATCCTCTACTCGGTGGACTAGCGGTGACGCGGTGTGGGGCGACTCCGCCCCACACCGCTTTCCTTGGAGCGTAAATTATGGCCGCAAGCGACGTGGAGGTGGCGAACATCGCGCTTCAGTTGCTGGGCGCGAAACCGATTACCTCATTTCTGGAATCAAATGACCGCGCCTCGCTCGCAAACCAGTTTTACGCTGTGGCGCGGGATGAGGTGTTGCGGTCGCATCCATGGAATTTTGCGCAGGTGCGGGCGGTCCTGGCACGAGAAGCCGCAAACCCGGCGTGGGGATTCCAATACCAGTACCAGCTTCCGGCTGATCCTTACTGTCTGCGGGTCATTGAGACGGAGCCAGCCGACGCGATCTACAAGATCGAGGGCCGAAAGATCGTGACGGATGAGCCTCGGCTCGCGATTCGCTATACGGCGCGCATCACCGATCCGACGCAGTTTGATGCCGCATTCACGATGGCGCTGGCGCAGCGACTTGCAGAGATGATGGCCTACCCGCTCAAGGAGAGCGGAACGCTGTCGCAGGCCATGTACCAGAAGTGGCAGGCGATTATGTCGAACGCTCGGAGCATTGATTCGCAAGAAGGGAGTCCCGATACGGCTGATATCAATGTGTTGCTTGATGTCCGGCACCATGGAGTCCGGGTCCGGAACCAGAACCCGTTTGCGAGCTAACGATGCCCCGAGTCCGACCGATCTTTGCTTCGTTCACGAGCGGCGAGTTCTCGCCGTGGCTATTTGGACGAGTCGAGTTTGCCAAGTATGCGTCGGCTTGCACCACGCTCCTGAATATGCTGATTCGGCCTCAGGGGCCAGTCTACCGGCGTTCGGGGACGCGGTTCGTGGCCGAGGTCAAGGATTCGACGAAGAAGGTCCGGTTACTTCGGTTTGAGTTCTCGACAGATCAGGCGTATGTGATCGAGGCCGGGCACCAGTATTTCCGGTTCTATATGAACGGTGGGCGCATCGAGTCGCCGCCTGGGACGCCAGTCGAGATCGTAACGCCGTACACCGAGACCGATCTCCCGCGTCTCAAGTATGTGCAGTCCGCGGATACGCTGTATCTGGCGCATCCCAATTACCCGCTGCATAAACTTGTGCGCCAGAGCCATACGAGCTGGACGCTTACGCCTGTGAATTTGCTGCCGCCCCCAACCTATGAGGGCGGGCTGAGTGCCGCGAACATCACGCTGACACTCGGCGCGACCACGGGACTTGGTGTCTCGGTGACCGCGAGCGCCAATTTGTTTGATGCCTCCGATGTCGGACGCATGCTGCGGTCGGGTCAGGGTCGCGGGACCATTCGTTCTGTGGCAACTGCGACGAGCGCGACTATTGATGTTCTCGATGCCTTCAGTTCGACGACGCTTGCTGGTGGAAGCTGGGTCCTGGAGGGCTCGCCGAACGCAACGCTGACACCGAGCGGAATCAGTACGACGGGCGGCCCGCGACACGCGATTGCGACGCTCACTCTTTCGTCGCCGGCCTCCGGGTGGCGGCAGAGTGACGTCGGGCGTTACGTCCGCGTCAACAAGGGCGTGCTCCGGATTACGAAGTACTCCTCGGCGTCGGTTGTCGAGGCCGAGGTCCTGACCGAGTTAGCGAATTTGAATGCTGCGCCGGGCGGCTCCTGGTCCATCGAGGACCCCGCGTTCTCGGACGCTCGGGGCTATCCGCGTGCCGTGGCCTTCTTCGAGCAGCGTCTGATTCTTGGTGGCTCGAAAGCGCAGCCGCAGACCTTTTGGGGCTCGAACTCTGGAGAGTACGAGGTCTTCGGCTTGGGGTCCGATGACGACGACGCCTTTGAGTTCGCGATCGCGGCCAATGATGTCAACACCATCAACTGGATCGTCCCGGCTCGGGTCTTGTTGATGGGAACGGCAAGCTCCGAGTTCTCTGTCTCCGGCGGCGACCGTGGGACCCAGGTCGCGATCGGCCCCAACAACGTTGATGTCAAATCGTCTACGTTCTGGGGAAGCACCGATCTTGTGGCCCCAATTCGAATCGGGAATGCCGCGCTCTTCGTGACGCGGACCGGGACCGAGTTGCGGGAGATGGTGTTCAGTTTGGAGCGAGATGCCTACATCGCGAACGATCTCTTGCTCCTCGCGAAGCATCTCACGATTCCCGCCGGGATCGTGGACATGGCCTATCAGCGTCACCCAAACTCGACGGTCTGGTGTGTACGCGGCGATGGGGTGATGCTGGCGCTGACGTATCAGCGGGAGCACGATGTCGTTGGCTGGAGCCGCCATCTGACGGGTACTGAAGGACCAGATCAGACACCAACGACGGGATTCTTCGAGTCGGTTGTGACGATTCCACATTGGAACGGGAATCGAGACGTTACGTGGGTCGTGGTACGCCGGCGTATCAATGGTATTTGGAAGCGCTATATCGAGTACCTGGATTCGGTCGGCGGCTACTACGGCCATCTTGGCGTGGATTGCGGACTCACGTACTCCGGAAGCCCGACGACGACGGTCACGGGACTCGGGCACCTGGAGGGCGAGGTGGTGGATATCCTTGGCGACGGGGCGGTCTATCCCCGCGCCACGGTGACGGGGGGTCAGGTAACGCTTCAGGGCCTCCCGGCTTCAATGATCGAGGTGGGGCTTCCGTTCCGCTCCGTGATGGAGACGATGCGGCCTGAAGTCCCGACGCAGGGAACGAGTCAGGGGCTTCCCAAAAGCTGGGGCAAAGTCTGGGTCCGGGTGGACAAGACACTGGGTGCCTGGATCAATGGGCAAGAGATTCCGTTCCGTGACCCGAACATGCCCATGGACCAGGCTCCGGCGCTCTTCACCGGCGATATCCAGGTAGACCTCGTGACAACGGACCGAGGCGCGACGATTACGGTGGAGCAACGGCAACCGCTGCCGCAGACCGTAGTCGCGATCTTCGGGGAGCTTGGGATCGGGGCCGGAGAGCAGACATGACCGAAATTCGTCTGATGGGGGCGGAGCACGAACCTGTGGCGCGGGACCTCTTCCGGGCCGCGCATCCAGGATGGCCGGAGCCCGTCGCCTCGTGGTTCATCGCGTATCCTACACTTCTTGCGTGGCGGGGTGATCAGCCGGTCGGATATACCCAGTTCTCCATGAACATGACGGACACCGGCTACCTGGTGATGTATGGCCAAGACCTCTATGTCTCGCCCGAGGCTCGGGGTCAGGGACTCGGGATGCGACTTCAGCAGAAGCGTCTGGAGATCGCCCGCGACCTCGGGGCGGTGGCCTTCGCTGGTGTGACGGCACCCGACAACGCGGCGATGCTGGCCATCTTCAAGGCCTGTGGCGCGGTCCCCCTTCACCAGGTACCGGGCTACTATCGCTACGATACGCCGCCGCGTGATGGCATCATCCACATGATCTATCTGTAGGAGTCAACTATGGCGCTCTCGGTTCTCGCTATTGTGGCCGCTGTGGTCTCTGCTGCTGCGACGGCCTACGGCACCTACGCCGCACAGCAGGCCCAGGCGCAGCAAGCCAAGGCCGCGCAGCGAGCTGCGCAGATGCAGGCTGATGCCGAGGCCGCAGCCGCCGAGGCTCGGCGTCGGCAGAAGAAAGCGGAGGCCGAACGCTTCCTGCGGTCGCAGCTCTCTCGGGCTGGTGCCGCCGGGGTCCAGATTGGCGAGGGCTCGCTGCTAGAGGGCCAGATGGAGGCCGCCTCGTTGGCCGAATACGAAGCCAATCTCGCGGCCTATCCCCATGTCCTGAGTTCTCAGCGCGAGTCGTACCGCTCTAAGATTTTCGGGCTGGAGGCGCGTCGGGCCAGCAGCGGGGCGCTGTTGAATTCCGCCATTGCTGGATTCTCGTCGTTAGCAGCCAGTTACGGATCGTTTTCGCCGTTGCTACCATCGAGCTCTAGTCTGAACGTTCCCTCGATGCGTGGTACGCCGGGTGAGGATTTCTGATGCCAATCTTTCCTCGCTACCCGGTTTCGCAGCAAGATATTCCGGTGCTCTCGATCCCGGTCCCGGAGCCTGATCTTTCGCTCGCAAAAACGGCGTTGGGAATCGGGAAGCTGGGCGCGACGGTCGCAGAGATCGCAACGGGGGTCGCTGCGAAGCGGCAGCAGCTCGCCGATACGACAGCGCTCGCCAATGCCACGATGCAAGCGGAACTCGATCTGGAGGAGGAATTTTCCAAGATCAAGGAGAATCGGGCACTCCACGCAACTGCGCCTGACGCCCTACTGCAAGCCGTCAAAACCAAAGAACCGCAATGGATGCAGGGCCTCAAGCCCGAGCAGCAGGTTACCCTGAAGAAGACGCTGGTCCCAAAGCTCATTCAGTATCAGCGCGAGGCTCGGACTCTGTCCAACAAGTATCAGATTGATGAGGCCAAGGCGACGCTGGACAGTGTCGAGAACCGGATTAAGGACAAGGCCGTGCGCCTGGACCAGCCCGACGATACGGCGTTCAACGACCTGATTCGGGTCGAGGTCACCCCGGCGACCGAAGACCTTCCAGAGACCCGGACGCTGAAGGCCGGACCCTATCAGGAGTACCTGGCCGCGTTGGTCAACTCGGGGCTGCTGTCGCATGACGATGCGATGAAGCGGCTTCAGTCCGTCACGCGGGAGGCAGCCTACGCCAGGATTCAGCGCATGACGGTTTCCGACAACCCGGCGCTCGTGCAGCGGGCGATTGATACGCTGAAGAGCGAGGAACAGAATCCGAACTCGACCTTCGTGCGCTACATTGATCCAAAGGACCGGAACCAGTTGTTGAAGGAGGCGCAAGGCCACCTGTATACCTTGGAGCAGCGTGACCGCGCGGAGCGGGAGCGCCAGCAGCGGGAGTATGAGCGGCTGACCAAGGAGACGGAGCAGAAACAGGTCACGGAGTTCGTGGCGAAGACGCTTCGCAACGAAACGACGATGGATGACCTGGAGACCCTGCGTCGCAACAACGGGGAGCTTGCGAAGAGTCATTCGCTCTATGAGCATCTCGTGGACCTGGTCAAGAAGCAGGCGGATGGGCAGACTGATCCGGCGCTGTATGCGGTACTCTGGGAGCGGGCGATCCAGGGGAGGCTCCAGCCAATTGATGTGGTGCCACACGCCGGGACTCGGCTCACGCGAAAGGATGCCGAACACCTGCTCAACGTCTCCTCCTCGAAAACGGTCCTTGACGATGACTTCTTCAAAGCCGGGTATCGGGATATCGAGAATGCGTTGCGGCCTCCAGTCGGTATCCTCGACGAGGCACGGCAGCGGCGCTTCTCGGAGGCCAGCCGCGAGTATTATGACCGTGCCGTGGGGTTGATCAAGCAGGGGAAGCGGGAGCAGCTCCCGTCGCTCGCCCGCGAGATCGCGGATCGTTGGCTCTCGGTGGCGAAGACGGTCGAGCCGTTCGCCCCGAAATTTGCACCACGTTACCCGACTCGGGAAGAGACGCTCCAAGCCTTCCAGGCGCAGTATGGTCCCGATCCTCGGCGCTGGCCGCCTTCGGCGCGCCAAGAGTTTGATCGGCAGATGTGGCTCCATGACCAGATTGCGGCAGACGAGGCGCGGCGTCCGACGCCGGCTCCGACGCCGCAGGCTCCGAAGAAACCGAAACCACCGTCTCCGTTCTAGGGATGAGCATGGATAATTTGACGGCTGGATATCTTGCCTACCGGGACCAGAAGCAAGCCGCTGAGATGCGTGCGGCTGGTGACCGGGCATTGCTGCAGCTTGGGATTCCTGTGGCCCTTGGTCCTGATCCGACCTCGGAGGAAGGGGCCGCGAGGATGGCGGCGGCGCAGCAGCGACTTGCGACAGAGGCCGAAGGCGGTCCGACGGGAGCGCAGACGGCGCTCACCGATGTTCAGCAAACGGGCGTTCGGCTGACGCCACCGGACGTAACGGGGTCTCAAATTGCGAACATCAACCGGCTCTCCATCCAGCAGCATGACGCGGCTCGACGCCAGCAGATGGGTCCTGCGACCATGACCGAGGGGCTGGTCTCCGCGATTTCGGGACTCGCGACGAGTCCACAGGCCGACGTGGTGTCGGTATCGCCGCCGACGCCGTTGCAGGAGCAGCGGGCCGGAGAGCGTGCCCCGGTCACCGAGCCCCCGCCGCTCCGGCCGATTCCGGACATCCAGCAGGCTATGGACGCCGTTCTTCGCCGTGCGGTCCAGCATCTGTTGGAGTCCGCGGAGGGGCGCGGATTCATTGCTCAGTTGACCGGGACGACGGATCCAGGGCTCGCCATCAAGACCCTGGATACCGCGCTCGCCAGCGTGTCGTTGTTCCCGTCCTCGATCCTCGGGGACACGGTCGCGGAACTCGCGACGCAAGCCGGTATCAATCCGCTCCTGGCGACAGGTCTCGGGTTCGGATTGACGATGGGAGCCGCCATTTCGTCGCCACTGACGCTCGCGAACACTGTGTCTGGAACGCGACGCCTCTTAACTGGACTCAAAGAGGCTCGGGCCGCGTACCTGGAGACACAGATTCCTAGGATCGCGGATCAGTTGGAGAAATCACTCGCGGAGCGCGGCGGCTTCAGCTACAGCCTCCACTACGGCACGGAGCTCTCGCCGAAGCGCGGCTTTGCGGTGAGCGTCGTTCCAGAGATCGAGACGACTATTCCTGGTCGCGCGACGAAAGCCGACATCGAAGCCTTTATCGCCAAGAACCGTGAGTTGCTAGATGATCGGCGTCTTGCCGTTGGCGGCTGGTACGACGCGGAGACCAATCAGACGTATCTCGATGGCTCGATCCTGACGACCGATGCGAACACGGCCCATGACGCCGGGCGATTGACGCGACAGAAGGCGATCTACGACGCCGAGAAACAGGCCTCGGAGCCGGTGCGCTATGAGGGCTTTCCGCCGCCGCCCGAGAAGCTGCCGCCCATCGAGGAGCGACTTCGCCTCGGGAAGGATCTTGGCGAGTTTCTTGACCAGCCGCAGAAACCGACCGTTCGCGTGTTCCACGGCACGGGACAGAGTTTTGATAAAGCGTCGTTCGAGCAAGGGCGCGGGCTCTTCGTTGCCGAGGATCCCAGTGTCGCGAGTCGCTACGCGGAGCTTGCGCCGATTCGTGGTAAAGGCGAGGCTCCAAACGTCAGGCCATATGAGCTAGCGACTGATGCCCGGATGATGCCTGGCGAGGAGTACTACAAGCTCGCCGAAGCCGAAGGCTTCGAGAACCTGAATGCGTTGAACAAGCGGCTTCGGGAGCAGGGATACGACGGCGTCGCGTTTCCGCCGGACGCCAGCGGTAAGGGCCAGCATTACCTGGTCTTGAACCCCGAGAAGCTCATCGAGCCGTTCACCGGGGAGCCGGCTGCCAGGCTCGGGCTGCTGGGTGCGGCAATCGGAGCAGGGGCCATTGCCGCGACAAGCGATTCAGAGTCTCGTGATCCATACGCCGGAACTGCGCTCATCGGGATCGTGGCTGCCGGGACGGGTAATCTTCCGCTGCTCAAGGCCCTCTCCTCGGTCCAGAAAATCACTCGGGGCTCCAAATACTTCAATGCCCTGGCATCGGTCGGCGCAGCGAAAATCTTCTTCGGCGCACGGAGTGAGAAGCAATTTGCCGAGGCCATGATCAAGGAGTTCGGGGACATTGTGCGCCCGCACCTCGATGAACTGTTTAAGAAGTCACAGGCCATCGCGGCTGATCACCTGGAGCCGCTGCGCGACAAGATGTCGGCGTTCAAGGAGGCCCTTGATGCGTGGCGCGAGGCGAAAGGCCTCCCCTACTGGTATGGGCCGCAGGAAAAGCTGAAGCAACTGATGGGTCCAGACGCTCGGCTCATGGCGGGGCTGATCGCGGCAACGAGTCCGGGAGCCAAGGCTGCCACCGATAATCTCGATGCCGCGATCGCCGCCTATCGCATCATCAAGACGAAGCCGGAGTCGGAGTGGCGCGCGGCGCTGGCCGCCGATCCAGCGATCCGGCGCGGCGATTATGGCGCGGAGGCTCGCATCCCCAACATCATTCGAGCCGCGAAGGGCGAGCCGCTACAGGGAAACAAGGTCTCGGACTTCTTCGATGGGTTGATGGGCATTGAGACGGTGACTCCCATTGATCGGCACATGGTGCCCATTGTCTTCAACAAACTGACAAAGGAGGAGGCCACGGCCCTGGCCTCCAAGCTTAATGATCCAAAATATGCCGTAGCATCGGAGTGGGTCAAGGAGTTTGCGCGGCGGCGTGGTGTGACCCCGACCTATGGGCAGCAGCGACTCTGGATGGGAGATCGGATTCGTCGGTTTCTGCTGGATGGGAACGAGCCGATCTACGATATGCTGGAGAAGCGGATCGCGGAGAACCCCGATATTTTGGACCTGATCCCCAAGGAACCGCGCTTGATGGATGAGGCGGGTCGTATCCGCGTCGCGACCATGGCGAGGCTCGGCGAGATCGCGGCCGGCGCGGTGCTGGGGGCGCAGTTCGGAGAGGACCCGGAGGAACGGCTCCGGAACGCATTCGCTGGGGCAGGCATCGTGGGCCTCAGCGCCCCGCTGATCCGGAAGATCGCCGGGTTCGTGATGGAGGAGGCTCCAAGGCTTCGGAACCTGGTTCGTGCCGGGAAGCCCACAGCGGAAGCCTCTCCTTACCCGCCGGAGATCCAGCAGCAACTGGATCGGCTCTTCGCTCGCTACGATGAGCTCCTGGCGGCTGCGAGACGAGGCGAGCGGCCCCATGCGCAGGCGCTCCTCGAAGCCGAGCAGATGATTCGCCAGGGACGGATGACACTAGAGGACATCAAAGCCCTGCGGCCAGGGACCGCGATGAACGACTCCGAGGCCATGGCCCTGATCAAGGTGATCAATGAGCATGGGACGATCATCCAGGATCGGGCGCGGGACCTCGTGTCGCGTATCGAGCAGGGGACGCTCAGCCCTGGTGACGTGGATTCGTTCCTCGCGCACCTCTTCACGATGCGGGAACTGCTTCCGAAGCAAGCCGGCGTCGTGGCAGAGGCCGGGCGAACGCTCTCTGCGATGAACGCCCCGACGAGTGAATGGAACCTCTATCTCCGTCAGTGGCAGAAACTCTTTTCCGACCCCGGCACCGGGCTGACGCCGGAGCGTCTCATCCGGACGATTGCGGCGTTTGACGATCCGGTCGCAATCGCGCGGCTGTCCAACGACCTCTCGAAGCCGGGCTGGGACCAGATCGCCATAGAACTGCTCTATGGGCACCTGCTCCAGGCTCCACAGACCCATGTCGTCAACAGTCTGACGACCCTTGGTGCGATGCTCTGGTCGCCGATCGAGCGGGCCGGAGCCGCGCTCGTCGGGGATACGGTGCACTGGTCGGAGCCAATCGCGATGATCGCAGGCTGGCTGCATGCGTTGCCCCTGGCCTTCCGGTACGCGAAGAAGACGCTGCTCGAAGGCGTACAGACCATTGGGTCTGGCGGCAAGATCGAGGCACAGGCGAATGCCGCAATTACCCCGGAGAACCTGGGTCGGCTCCTTGGCTCCTCCTGGGCCGGGCGGCTCGCCGATGTCCTGATCGGGGCCTCGGAGGGCGCTCTCGCTGGATACGGCACGAGCTCCGGACTCGGATTCTCGGATCAGCGAACCGAGGGCACGGTAGCCGGGGCGCTGATGGGGGCCGCAATCGGCGGCGGGCGTATGACGAGATTGGCGATGCGGGCCTTGATGACAGAAGACGAATTCATCAAGACGCTCGACTACTGGGCGCAACGCTACGCCTTAGCGGCTCGCGCCGGGTTCGCGGAATCCGATCCCGTACGCCGGGCAAAGGTGATTCACGAGATTCTCAACGAAGCTCCGCACGCGATTCATGACAACGCGCGACGGTTCGCCGAGGAGTTTACCTGGACGTCATCGCCAGGTCCTTTGCTCAGCAAGGTGATCGAGGGCATCAATGATCTGCCGGGGCCATACAAGGTCATGGTGAAAGCCGTAGCACCGTTCATCAACGTCCCGGCGCAGCTGCTGAAGTTTGCGGCGAAGCGGATGCCCGTGCTACAACAGTTGCATGCCGGCTGGGTTGCGGACCTCAGCGCCGGAGGTGCGCGGCGAGATACGGCGCTCGGGCAACTCGTGCTGGGGGCCTCCGCGATCTCGATGCTGGCGAGTGCCGCGATGGCCGGGATCATTACCGGCTCCGGCCCCGGTGACCCGAACATTAAGCGCGAGTGGCTAGCGGACGGGAACCAGGAGTATGCCCTGAACATTGGGAACAAGTCCATCAGCATCAATCGCGCCGATCCGTTCGGGATGCTCATGGGCCTTGTCGCGGATTGGGTCGCCATCTCGGCGCACATTGATGAGGCGACCAACGATCAGATTGCCATGGCGCTGTTAATGGCGGTCTCGAAGGACATGATGTCCAAGAGCTATTTGTCGGGTCCCTCTTCGTTTCTGGAGGCCGTAACGCAGAAGGACCCGAACGCCAGCTATCGGTACCTGTCCACGCTTGTCGGAACCCCGGTGCCTGGTCTCATTCGATCGGCGCGGTGGGCCGATGATCCGGCGCTCCGAGAGGCTCGGACCCTGATTGAACAAGTGAAGAGTAAGATCGTCGGCTTCAGCCCCGAGCTTCCACCGCTCCGCAACATCTTCGCGCAGCCGATTCCTCGGCACGAGCCACTTGGCTACGGGCTCGATTTCTTCAACCCCTTCACCGTGAAGACGATCAAGCGCGATCCAGCGGCCAACGCCCTGATCGAGAATCGGATCAGCGCCAAGATGCCAGGGTGGTTCATCTATGGGAACGCTGCCCGGCAGTGGAGCCTCGATCCGCAGCGAGACTCGGTTGGCATCGAGCTCAGCCCTCAGCTACGAGATGAGTTGATTCAACTCATCGGGAAACCGCTGCACGAGGCCTGGACACAATACGTTCAGAGCCGCGAGTATCAACAGGATCCGTCGGAGGGACCAGACTCCGTGAAGGCGCGGGTGTTCCATCAGCTCTATGACCGATTCAGGAAACAGGGAGTCGCGCAACTCATGGAGCGACACCCCGAGTTGCAGGCGAAACTCGAAGACCTCTTGCGGCGTCGTGCCGCTGCGTTGACTGGAGGCTAGGATGGCGATTTCGACGACAACGAACCGTATCGCGTATACTGGCGACGGGACCACAACCCAGTTCACGTACCCCTTCAAAATCTTTGCGGCGACCGATCTCCAGGTCTATGTGAACGCGGTCCTGAAGACCTTGACGACCGACTACACGGTCTCGGGGGTTGGCTCGGAGAGCGGCGGGACCGTGACGTTCAACACGGCCCCACCGAGTGGCCAGACGGTGCTCATCGTCCGGATTGAGCCACTCACCCAGCTTGTTGATCTGCCGTCGAACGACAAGTTTCCGAGCCAGACCGTCGAGGATGCGCTGGATAAGCTTACGATGCTAGTCCAGCAGTTAAACGAGGTGGATCGCCGGGCGATGAAGTTTCCGATCACCTCGCTCTTCACCGATCTGACGATCCCAGACCCACAGGCCGGCCGGTTCGTGCGCTGGAAATCTGATCTCTCGGGCCTGGAGAACGCGGATATCGCGGCTCTTGGCGGCATCGGACTGCCTCTTGCGATCACGCAGGGCGGGACCGGGGCCACGACGGTAGATACCGCACAAGCCAACCTTCGCGTATCGGCGGTGGCGCAATTCGATGAAGACCCAGCAACAACGACCGGCCTGACGTGGGGCTTCAAGGCAGGCTATCTGCCGAACGGAACCAAGAAGAACGCCGGAACGGTTGCGCTAACGTCCAACGCCACGAATTACGTCGAGTTAGACACCTCGACCGGTGTGATGTCGAAAACGACGACCGGGTTTACGAGTGGCAAAACGCCAATTCGGAAAATTGTGACCAATGCCTCGGGGATTCTCACAAGCGAAGATGTGCGGCCATTGGTCTACGTAACGCCGCCCGCGACACCTTCGGCCCTCGTCTTCACACTTCATCCACTCAATGCGGTGTTTCCGTCGAGCAACTTTCCGCAACTGGTCAAAAATGCCGGAACGAATATCGTGGACTATACGCTTGATTATGATGACACCTCTGTTGAGACCGCCTATTGGGTGGTACCAATCCCCGCTACCGCTCAGTTTACACCAAACACCGCAGGGCAGCTCGTGCTGTATTATCGCGTGGCGTCTGCCACTAGTGGCGCGGTGGTCTGGCAGCTCAAATCTGTGACGCGTGGCGATAACGAGGCCTGGGATAGCGCGAGTGGAATCAACACCAACACGCTGTCTCCGTCAACCGTCCCTGGAACCGCTGGTGCGGTGAAACGTATTACAGCACCCATTACGTTGACCGGCATCAACCCTGGACGCGTGTATCAATTCGCATTGAGTCGAGTTGGAAACGACGCTAATGATACGCTTAGTGGCGACTGCAAACTGATCGTCGCTACGGTTGAAATTTCGGGATAATCTAGGGAGGGCTCCATGCGCACCAACACCAAATCTTCTCGATACTGGCTCGATACGGTACTGGCGAATCAGCACGAGACGATGAACCGTCGTTTCGATGCCCTGGAGCGTCGGCTCGCAGAGCTTCAGGCCGACGTGAACTCGCTCCTCGAATCTCGCTCCTTTCAGCGAGGCGTCTGGAGCGCGGCGACGGCAGCCGGAGCCCTGGCAAGTGGAATTGTGACGCTGGGACTCATGTGGTTAGGGATCAAGTGATGGCGAGTCGAAACATCAAGGACGCGCATCCAGAGCTTCAGCGCCGATACGCCAGGCTGCTAGAAGCGTTTCGGGACGCGAATCCGGGCCGCGACCTCGTTCTGACCTGTAGCTATCGCTCCCCAGACGAGCAGCGAGCGCTGTATGCTCGTGGCCGGGCGCTCGTAGCCGGGAAGTGGGTCGTCCAGGACCCGTCGCAGATCGTCACCTATCTCTCCGGGGAGCCCGGCTCCCGGAGCCTCCACAACCTGATCCCGGCGCGGGCGATTGATGTCGCCGTACTCATCAGCGGCAAGGTCACGTGGCAAGAAAAGGAATACTATCCTCTAGGGCCGCTCGCGGAACGCTGTGGGCTGGAGTGGGGCGGCTACTGGCACCAGTTCCGCGACTACCCGCATCTTCAGCTTCCAAAGGAGGTCGCATGAAACTCATCGGCAAATGGCTCAAGGATCATCCGAAGCTGACTTCGGCCATCGTCGCGGCTGCGCTCGCTGCGGGCGCGGCTTACGGCGTTCATCCAGCGCTGAGTCAGCAGGCGCTCGACGCCATCAGCAGGCTGCTGGGGATGTAAGATGACCCGGTTCCCTCACATTCGGCTAGAGTACGCCGGACCCGGCCCCGAGGGCCGGACGCGCTGGCTCGTGATCGAGCCGATGTGGGTGGGGCACCAGGAGTGGAGCGGCGAGGTCGGCGATAACTGGATCACCGATCTCGCCTCGGTTCCCCGGCTTCCACTTACCTGGCTGCTGGCTGGCGGCGATGCTCCGGCCTCCGCCGTGACCCACGACTGGCTCTATCGGATGGGGCCGGTCCCCCGAGCTGTCGCGGATCGCGTCTTCCGGGACCTTATCACCCGTGAGGGCTACTCCAGCGCCAAAGCCTGGATGATGTGGACCGCTGTCCGGCTCGGGGGCTGGAGCGCCTGGAACCGATACCGGGCGGCTGGGCGTTAGAAAACCCGCAGAGCCACCAGAATGTAGAGCACCCCGAGCACCGTCATCATCCACAGCAAGAGGTGTGTGAGAAAATCCAGAAATTTCATTGCTGACTCACCGCCGCATAAGGACCCGCCAGGAGCCGCTGCTGAAGCGCACAGGTTGAGTCATGCTTCCACCACAGCGCATCACAGACCGGACAGAATCGCTGCTCACACTCGGCGCAATAGACCCACTCCAGGTGTTGGAGGAGTTCGTAGAACTCACGACACCGAGCCTGAAGCTCACGAATCACGCGGATCGCGCACTCGACCGCCGACTCATTAGAACTCGGTTCACCTGGCACCTGCTCCATGATGAACCGAGCCAAGCGCTCAATTTCGTCCGTCGCCGGCTTCCGTCTGGTCGTCACGCCGCACCTCCGCATAGGCTTTAGGCCTCACATGATCCGGGTACTTCTCGATCATCACATCCAGTAACTCCACAAGCGCGTGCTGAAGCTCATGGATCAGCGCATAACGCTGAACAGGCAGCGGAAGCCCCTCATCAATCCGGATCACCGCGAACCCCGATCCATCATCTCGGTGCTCATACTGCCAGGTGGCGTCACAGTCCCCGAGTCCGGGGCTGCCACGTGGCACGAGGCGCACACGGACCCGGCACCCAGGGAGCTTGATGCTGGGCGGAATCGGCCAATCACCAGACCATTTGGCACTCATTTCGTCTGCCTCGTGTTCATGGCATAGAGCATCCCGAGCCCATGAAAGAGGTCCGGATACTGGGACTTGGGCCAGCGCTTCGCGCGTTCCTCGTACTCCATGATTCCCAGGGCATTGAAGACGACCGCCGCCAGGTGATCCTCGTCACGCTCCCCGCTCAAGGCCTGGAACGCGTGTCGAATCATGGAATCGAACATTCGCGATACCGGAATTCCTCGCTCCCAGTTCCGGTCCTCATACTTCTTCGCTCCCGCCTCGTAGTGCTGGGCAACGCGCTGCAACGCCAGTGGGGGGAGAAGATCGTACCGGCCTTTCCCCTCATTCGTGTCGCGGCGCGCCCCCGACGCAAACACCACACGCTTCCCGCTATCTTTAATCACCGTTCTCTACCTCCAGGAACCGTCGAAGATCGTGAAGAGCCATTGGGACATGGTCCCACGATACAAAATGACGATCCGCCAGCTCGTGAAAGATGTTGCGGACGGGACCCACGATCCAGACCAGCTTTCCGCTCCCCAACGCGGCCCCGCACTCGACCTCGCGTCCACCGCTAAGACTCGGCTCCAGCGTATCGAGAATCAGGAGATCCGCGCTGGCTACCTCCCGCATATCGCGGATCGCATACTCAATGCGTTCCCCGAGACTCAGATGCTCCACACGTTGCGCTGGGTCTTCATCCAGCCACGAGCTACAGATCTCGAAGCCCTCGGCCTCCAGGCGCTCGCGCATCTGCCGCATGCGGCGCTGGCTCTGCCAGTTACTGCTCAGATAGATTCGCATCCTGACTCCTTTTCTGTCGCTGGGCGCGGAGGACCGCGAGTCCCAGATACTCTAGCAGCTCCTCACTCATCGCGTGGGCCGTTGGGCCGAGAATCAGGTCGTAGGCTTCGAAGCCCGGCGTCTCGATCACATGGCCCTGCGCCCTAAGCGCCTCGATCTCAGGTCGCTTGGCCCAGTTCCGAGGAACCGCGATACGCAGCGGAGTACGGGTCTTAGGCATTCGGGGCCTCCGTCGTTGCGCTCATGAAGACCTGAAGCCCCATCAGCAGCAGCGCCGAGAGGAACTCCTCATAGTCCAGGGATGCTTGTGGCTCCATGCGCTTGTATGTGTCATACGCCGCCATGAGGTCCTGAACCCGCGAAGCCGGAACCACAACGCCATAGAGCTTGCCTTTCATCGCTCACTCCTTTCTTAGTTCAGTTCACACGCCTGGAACCGTGCCGAGACCCGGATCGCAGTATCAATCGGCACCGGGCTCAGGTGCCCAATGGCCAGCAGCCTGTTCTGAGCGACACGGGCCTGAGACCGGGCCTCCTCGACCCGCGCCTCAAGCTCCTGAAGCACCGCCTCACGGGCCTCATCGTCCTCTACTGCCTGCAGTACCGCCGCCATATGCCGATAGCGCTGCACCTCCCACAGCAACGCGTTCATCGCCTCAGCGAACTGGGAACACGCTTCGATAAGTTGGGGACTCATGCCTCAACACTCACCTGCGGCTCCCAGCTCCCACCGCTCCACCGGGGGCGAATGTGGATCAGCGGAGCCCCTAGCGCCACCGGACGCAACATTTGCTGCTCCGGGTAGAGCGCTTCGTGACCCACACGATACCCCCGCATCCAGCCCCCCGCTCCGACGAGGTAGAGCGTCCGGTGCACGAGACGCGGCTCCCCCTTCGTCGGGTACACCGGCACCAGACGCTGGATCGTGGCGACGCAGCGTTTCGTCTGATGACCCATGATGTAGATATCAGCGTCAATGTACTGCGAGACACGATCCAGCACCTGAATCGGGGAGCCCGGTGAACGACCGGAGCCGGTTCCGTGCGCCAGCCAGATATCGAGGTGCTGGGTATGCGTCTTGTCTTGCCACGTGAGGCGAACAACGGCCTGCGCCTCGCCCCAATATGTGGTCTCCAGCATCCTCGCGAGCGCCATATCGGTCGTTGACCCATCCCGGAACCGATAATAGTGGTGTCCGGCGACCAGGCCAAGCCATTTTCCGGTCGTCGGTCGGAACACCCGCTCATAGAGGTCTGCCACCAATTGGTAGGCGGTATCCTCGATCACATTGTGCGCGGTCTCATAAAGCCGCCCGGTGCGAAACGTCTCTCGATTACTCGGCGACGCAAAGTCAATGTAGTCACCAAGTCCCAGGAACAAGGCCCCCATCGAGCAGGCCCGCGTCACATGCTCCCCGAGATGCGCCACAGCGACATCCTCAGGCCGCCCCGTCCATTGGATATCGCCAAGCGGAGCCAGCACCACCGGCGTCCGCGTGCCCTGGATCACGTGCTGGTGTAGAATCATGGTCTCTCCTTGTATTTGTAATCTGCGGGGAACCTGACACGTCGGCCACGAATCACGTATTCACGCTCGACGATGGGCCGGTACAACGCCTCGAACTCCTCGCGGCGATAGCCCGGCATCTCCCACCACTGCGAGTCGTGCGCCCCGTAGACGAGCCGCGCCCAGGGCGCGGCCTCCTTGACCGCCAGCGCCGTCGTAATGTAGATATCCGCGACACCACCCTGCATCGGATGGTTACAAGCCTCCCGCATCCTGGCGCTCCGGTACGGGGACGTAAGCCGCCGAGGACGACCGAGAAAGGTCCGCACGACTCCCGTGCGCTTGGCCTCGGCCTCTATCTTGGCCCAGTAGGCCGGAAGCGCGGGGTGTGCCGCGAGGTACCGCTCACTGGCCTCGATGAGGCGCTTCTCATTCAGCCCCAAGATGCGAGCTCCCGGAATATCACCGGCGTTCTCCGGTCGTCCGCGATAGTGGAGCCGGAACACGAAGGCCTTCACAAAGCGCCGCCGGATGGCTTCAAGATCAGGGCTGCCAGGAGGCCCGAAAATGGCACGAGCATTCAACTCATGGATATCGTCACCACGCTCGAACGCCCGGATATACGGCTCGTCTCCGGCCTCATAGGCCAGGATCCGTACCTCGATCTGCTTCCAGTCGTGCCCGACCCAGACCATACCGGGATCCGGGACCAGGAGATCGAGCAGCGGACCCCGAAACTGCTGCACCGCTGGTCCAACGTAGCTATGTCGCCCTGAAGCCTGGACATGCTGTCGGCACTCGGGATAGATGCGCTCGACTCCGAGACACGGGCGCACGTAGTGGGACAACGCCTGCTGCGCCCCGTAGTACAGGGCGCGAGCCTCAAGGAACGGATGGCCCCCGTTTTCGATCCGCTGCAGCGTGTCCTCTAGCGTCGGCTCCTCACCAGCATCCCACTCCGTGCCCATGAGCCGCCGCAGCGTCGCGAGCGCATCTTTATTGGTCGTCGCCTTCTCTGGCTCCTTGTGACTCCGCTGCACCGGCATCCGCTCCATGCCGTAGCACACCGCTTTGACCTGAGCCGGAGACCCGAGATTCACCGGCCAGCCGCAGTAGGCGTGCGCGATTCGCGTCGCCTGCTCGATTCGCCCCTCGTAGAGGGCCGCAAGACGCTTCGCCACCTCGGCGTTGACCGCGATTCCAAGCTCCTCGCTCTCGATCTTGATATCGAGGAACCGAATCATCTCGTTCCGATAGATCAGATGCGAAAGCCGATCGCGCATGAATGCCGGCAAGAAGTGCCAGACCCAAAGGTAATGGGTCTCCACGACATCAGCGGCATTGTAGAGTCCAAGGTCTTCATCCCGCAGATGCTTGTAGGGTGGCAAGACCCCATATTTCAACGACAAGTGTTCCAGGGAGTGCTCAGCCTCAGACTCCAGGACGGCGTGCGCCAGCATCGTGTCCTCAAGCTGCTTGTGGCACGCTGCCGTAATGTTCAGACCCTGCCGACGCAGAGCCTTGATGTCGGCGTCTGCGGCATGATAGATCACCGGCGCAGACCGAACGAGGCTCTCCAGGTGACGCGCCAGATGCTCCCGCCCCGTGTCACTCAACTCCTGCCACCACCACTGCGAGACCCACCGATCGTTTCCGATTCCGATACACAGGAGACGATCCGGGTTTTCAGGGTCCCACTCAGTATCCACCGCAACGGCCTCCGTCCGATCCCAGTCACGTGGCCACGCGTTACAATGGATCGGTGGAAGCACTGACTGCAGTTTCAAGCGAATCTCACCTGCCATGACCCTCCCCCGCCGCATGCAACTCACGATACTTCTCGGCTGTAAAGATCACGAGCATCGGGGAGCGCCGCCCGGAGCCGCGACGAACTTTGAGGCACACGACATCAATCCCCGGCTCCTCCGCGAGCCGCGTGATGCTCTCCAGCGAGAGCCGCTTCACAAGCTTGCACTGGCCACGAATCACGCGGCCACGAATCGAGCCCGAGAAATCGGCCCGCTCGCCGGTATTGGCCGGATATCGCCGCCCGCCGAAGAGTCGGGCGGCCTCTGCCTCAAACGCCTTCCACGGTTCCATGGTCCGCCTCCTCCGACGATTCGGTAAAGGTCATGTGCGCCCCATCAAAGGATACCGGGATTCGTCCGATCCCGCCATCCCGGTGCTTGGCGACCTGAATAGAACACTCTGGTGCCCCGAGGTCCGGCCGATGCATCAGCAGAATGACATCGGCATCGTGCTCCAGTTCCCCAGACTCTCGCAGATCACCCATCGAAGGAACCCAGTTCGGACGATCCTTCGGCGGCCTCGAAAGCGAGGACAGCGCCAGGACCGTGGTCTCGTTTCGGACCGCCAGATCCTTGAGCCCCTCGCTAATCTCTTCGACGCGCTGCCGCGACTCCCTGACGCTTGCCACCATAAGCTGCAGATAGTCCACGATTACGAGACTCAGGTCCCCGATCTCCCGGCACTCAGCCTCCAGAGCCGGAACCGTACGCGTATTCGTCACGTAGATCGGGAGCCGCGCCAGGTGTTCGGCTCCTTGCGCCAGCATCCGCTCCTCGATCGCGGTCAGCGTCCCGGTGCGCAGCGACTGGAGCCGGACCCCCGATGCCTGCGCCAAGAGCCGACGCACCAGGGCCTGAGGCGTCATCTCTCTAGAGCAGATCAGGACCCGGAGCCCGGATTCCGCAGCCGTCCGGGCAATCTGGAGCGCGAGCGCCGTCTTCCCGACGCCGGGCCGCGCCCCAAGGAGCACGTAGTCGCCGGGCCGCCAGCCGCCGCTCAGGACCTCGTCGAGAGCCGGGAGCCGCGTCGGCACGATCCGAGGAGCCGGAGACCGAATCTCGGCCACGGCCTCAGGGACCAGGGTCTCCAGGCTCCGCGTCAGGGACTCCGGGCCGCCCTCGCGTCTCGTGATACTGGCGACGCACTTCCGGACCTCGGACTCCGGAAACGGAGGACGGCACCGCTCGCCCCACGAGACGAGAATGGCTTCGATCACCGGCTCCGACAGCCCCTTGCCCCAGAAATAGCCCGCGAGCCGGGCGCACGTGGTATCACGCTGCCCCTCGTCTACCCCCGCTAACGCCTCCTCGATCCAGGTCCGGGACTCAGCCGCTGGTGTCTCGTGGTCCGTGGCCACCAGGGCCGCAGGAACAGGTGGCCACGTCTCGGGGCCGCTGGCCGGAGCCTGCAGCCACCGATAGACGAATCCCGACTCATGGACCGAAGGCGGGGCCACGACGTAGCCACGGCCCCGGATATCTACCCCCGGTAGCGCCCGGATGCGATCCCCCATCTCACCCCGACAATAAAAGTGCATCCCCTTTGCCGTCTGGACACGCGGAGTCTCCGGTGGCACCAGCGCCGAGACACGCTCGACGGCCTCCGGCGTATCGCAGTCCACCACGACCACGCCCCGCCCCGCTACCAGGCCGACGTTGGCGTCTGGATGCAGCTGCCACCAGGCCTCAATCTCGGCCGGCGTCGGCACCCGATCCTGATACTCGCGCCACGCGACAAGCGGGCGCTTGCCGCGAGGCTCAATCGGAATCGGGCAGAGACCGAGCGCCGCGTAGAAGCGGGCCGCGTCACGAGGCGTCATTGCACCTCAGTCTCGATCAGACGCGCAGCAATGGCTAACAACATCATCGAACCCTCATCACAAACGTCAGTGTCGTATGGCGACTCATATTCGATTTTTTCCGTTACCGAATCCAAGACCTCACGGACTAGTTTCGCGGCCTGAAGCAGCTTCTTGCCATCTACACTTCTCACCCGCAATGGAAACATTCTGACCGGTACCGTAGCCTTTTTCATTGCACCTCGGCCTCAATCAATCGAACAGCAAGCTCCAGCCGCGCCATCGAGCCTCCATCACTCATGGCGTTGTCGAGTTGGGTCTCGTACTCGATTTCTTCGGCCGCTGCAGCCAGCACTTGACGCACCAGGCCCACGGCCACACGCAACTTCTGTCCACTGACACTATTGGCCGAAAGCGGAAACGTGCCGCTCGCCATAGACCCTCCTTTCCCGGACCAACGCCCAGACCCGCAAAACATCGAACCCACAGATCACACAGATGTAGTTCACCGGGTGTCGGCCCTCACGCATCGAGTAGCCGCCGGTCTTCTTCCAGACCTCGTTTCCACACTTCGGACATGGCGCAATCGCGTAGTATCCCACACTATGCACCCCGGCTTGGATCAGTATCCTGTGGACGGCAAAATGTGTAATACTTGCAGCGCACCTCGTAATCCCATTGCACCTCTGCACTACGCACCGTGTGACCAGCTCCAGCCTTTGTCGCCGTGTGCCGCGCGGCCCACGGCTCCCGCAGCTCCTTGTTACAGTCCTCGCACCACGCCTCTCGCAGCACCGTCTTCCGCCGCTTCCCACAGAGCCAAGGCTTACAGAGCGCGAGCCGCGAGGGCGCGATCCTCGGACGCCGTTCGCCGAGTGCCGCCGCCATCCGCTCCACGCTATCCGCGACTAACTCCGCCTCCAGCGCCGTGCGCCGCTGCGCCAACTGCTCGCGCATCGCGGCTAGCTCCTGCGCCTCGAAGCAAACATCGTAGACCCGTATCTCAGGACGCGTCGGCGTCAGGGGATTTGTGTCTCGACCCTCCAGCAGCGACAGCACGATGAGATAACCCTCAGTTACCCCCAGCATCGCGCAGTAGCCACGAAGCTGCTCAATGTAGGAATCGTAGATCACGGCCTCCTGTCCCGGCTCCGCGAGATTCGCCCGCCGGGTCTTGAACTCGGCGGGCCGACCACGCCAGAAGAAATCGGGACGAAAAACGATCGGCGCTGCGCCGCTCGACGTCCCCTCACCAGGGAGCCAGGCGCGTTCCTCACTCGGCACGAGATCAGAGATACGACCTAACGCATCCTCGTGCCCCCGACCCGCAACCCAGTAGCCGATCTCGTCGTCCGTTGCCGGAAGCGGGAGGACCCGCTGCCAGTAGGCGCGGCGCGGGGCCGCAACGAGGTCCGAGAGATGAATATCTTCGCGCGGCGCGGTGAACGATGCCCGAACCGAATCAAGCAGCGCCGCCGTTGCGGCCTCATCAACCACGATTCGCATGTGGCGACCGCTGGAACGTCAGCACCCCATAAATCTCGTAGCACTCTTTGAACCCAGCCCGCACCAACTGAGCCTCGGTCTCCGTGCCTCGCAGCGATCGCGGAATCGAAGCATAGAGATTCTTGCCACCAGGGGCCGCCACCTGGTCCGCGTACCGCTGCACCTCATCCCAAACGACGGGCTCCGCATCCTGCGACGCGAAGAACCACCGCATCACCTCGACATAATTCGGCCACACAACCAGCGTCACCGTGCCGAGCCAATCGTTATCGTCATTCGAGACCACAGCCTGATAGGCCCCTGACGGCTTATACACCGTGCGTTGACTCACGCTGAAACCTCCCCAATCAACACATATTCGTTCTCGGCACGCAACTCATCGCGATACAGGAGCTTGAAGCCTGCGCGCACAAATAGCGTATGAGCCGGATCGTTCCGATGCTTCACAATCGCGTACAGCCGAGCCTCAGGAAACAGTCTCCGCACCATCTCCACCGCGTGACGCAATACGAGACGCCCGTATCCCTGTCCCCGCTTCGCTGGATAGACTTCGAGTCGCGAGATTTCAACATAACTCGGGGCGACTAGCAGCGTGTATTCGCCGAGTGGCGTGCCATATGGATCATACATCCACACGGTCATCGCCCGGTCCCACCGATACACGACGTGCGTACTCATCATCCTCCCTCTCGCACCGCCCGCAATAGCTCATGGAGGCGCTCGACCGGCGTGAACAGGACTGCTTGGGCTCCCGGAGGCACGCCCTCGGCTGGAGCCGGAATCGAGCCCCAGAGTATACCAATAACACGATCTCCAGCATCCAGGATCGGAGCGCCCGAGGCCCCAGGCTGTACGCTGCCAGCAAGCACAAACATCACTCGCGTCCCTGGAAACAGTTCTCCGACCGTCACACGCCGAGGTACCGGAAACCCGGTCTCCGGGTCAAGACCGCGGACCGTAAACGCAATTTCCGCGCCCGCCCCCAGCGGTACGACATATCCAGGCACCACGCGCTCGACCCCGTAGGGGTAGCCATGGACCCACGCCGCCCCGCGCTCCGGTGCCTGCTCCGCTAGCCAGAGCAGCGGGCGGCTTGGTTCCCGGAGATCGGGCACCGTGCCGATCGCGATGTCTACGGTTCGAGTCGTGTATGGCGGAGTATGGGCCTCCAATGCCCCGCGCCAGTTCACGAGCGCCCACGCGGTAGCCGCCCGGTTCCGCGCCACCGCATCGCTGCCCGCCGTCACGCAATGCGACGCCGTGACGAGCCAGGCCACGCCGCTGCGTTCAATTCGAGGATGGATATACGATGCGGTACACGTGAAGGCCCACCCGGTCTCATCGTCAGAGCGCCAGAGGCGCGTCACCTCTGGCCGACCAAGATCAGAGATCGGTTCCACGATCTGGGGTCCAACCACGACGCCGACCGCTACCGCACCGAGGCACACCAGCGCTAGCCACACGAACCGAGATACGCGCATCACGGCCTATCTCCGCTTCCGTGCGACTAGCGACTGCAGCGCCTGGAGCCGATCCGCCAGACGCGGATAGAAGGTCTCCAGGGCACCAAGCTGCGCCCCGGCGGCCTCAATCCCGTCCATCGCCGTGAGCTCGTCGGCCAGGGCGCGGTACTCCTCCTCCGGGGAACGTGACACCTGCGGCACAGCCTGGGCCTCCTCGACCTCGACCTGGAAATCCTTGAACTCGCGGCCATTCTTCCCGAGTCGCGTGCCTCGATACGTGATGCGGAGCCCGGCCCCAGGCTCGATGCCCGCGTCCCGCAGCACCCCATCCAGGGCCGTAGGCAGCGGGACCCGGTACTGCCGACCGTCCCTGGTCTCAAGGACCGCAAACCGCGACTCTCGGTCACCGAAGCGCTTGCCGGGGCGGTAGCCGATGAGCTTCCCCTCCACCACCTGGCCCGGCGTCTCCCATCGCAATAACTCAGAAGCGTTTGAATTCAGCAACTTGTAGCCCATTCATGCCTCCTTGCGCCATCAACCGGCGCTATTTCACTCTTCTACCGTACATACAGGGGCACGAGGCACTAGGCCTCAAGACCACATCCAGGCTCCCCCGGAAATCGCCACGAGGAGGAGCTACGGGAGCCCTGGAGCCACGATCCGAAGAGGGGCCGCTATAGGGGTAGCGGGGTGCCCCGGATCGGGGCTCCTGGGGCCTCTTACAGGGTATCGTGCTCCTCCAGGTACCGCTCCAGGTCAGCCGATGTCCCGACACCTAGCTCATGGCGCAGGGGACCATTACCGCGACTCGGCCTCCGATCCACGGCGTTCCGGGCGCGCTGGGCCACTAGCTGATACCATAGCGATGGCGTAATCGTATCGTAGTCCGCCAGCCGCTCCAACACGTAGAGCGCAGCAGCCTGCACCGCGTCCTCGGCAGCGGCGCGGGACCGCGTGATACGCTCCGCGATCTCCACCGCGCGCCTGTGGTGGGTGGTATAGATACGCGCAAAGGCCTCACGAGTCATTGGCCGGGCTCCTCGGCGTCTGCTCCGCCAGCCGCCGCTGCGCTGCCGCCAGTTCCGCCCCGGTCAATCGCAGCCGGTAGGCCAACATCGTGCTGTACGCGTCTTCAGCCTGATGCTGAAGCTTGCGGACCTGGTCCCGCAGCCGCTCGTACCGCGCATTGAGCCTCGCGCTGCGCTGCACGAGTTTGATGTACCGCATGACTTTTCGTTCGCTCATAACGTAGTTCCTCCGCGAGTGGCCGGAGCAACGGAAACTGCTCCGGCCTCGACAGCATGTACCGCAGCAGCGGCATGTAGTCGCCGCTCTTCTCACAGCGCTGAGACAGTCGGCTATAGGGATCCATCACACAGCCAACGCAGCCCGGAACGCCCGGTCCCGGATCGTAGACGCCGACCCAAAGACCGCCGCTTGCTGCCGAACGCGCGAGACACGACCCGACGCCAACACGGGATAGACGTGGTCTAAGTACTCGGTCACCGCGTTGTAGGCAGCCCACACCGTGCCCCGCACACCCGGAATCCTGACCCCCGCGCCCTCATGATACAGGTGCTCCAGCCGCCGCAGCTGCGGCTCCGATGCATCCGGGAACACGTGCCCGAAGTAGTCACGGGCACTGGACAACGGACGCACCAGACTCCGGTACGTCGTCGCGGTCTCCGCGATCTGCTTCCGCACCAGGCCCAGGGCGCGGCGCGCCTCGTCAATCCGCAGCCTCGCGCTTGACGTATGCGCCATGTAAATGGGTGCCATGCGCCAGGGGGTGGGGCCGAAGCCGGCCGCCGACAGCGTGTTGTTGCACACAACTCTGATAGGCGTCAGACGCCCGGCAATCCCGTGCTTCCCGTCATGGCCCCAGGCCAACAGGAAGTAGGGACGAATGCCATCCCCATCAACTACATCAAACTCGACGGGGATACGAGCCAGCATCCAGCAGCGGCGGCCACCACTAAGCGCCCCCGCGACTTCGACGCACGCCTGGCCCTCGGCCACGACGGCCTCCACCACTTCGGCCGCCTGCTGGTTCGTGATAGCCACGTAGCGCCGAGACACAAGACCCAGTGCAGCCCCCGTATCCTCCCGGACCACGACCCCAGTCTTGGGGACATCACGCTCCTGGCCATCAGGCGCGGTGTAGCGCAGCGGACTGACGACCCTGACCCCCCAGTCGAGTCCCGCGTGTCGCAACATATCCGGCACCCGCTGCAGCCCCTCGACACGGACCCCAAGTCCGTGCCATGGCATCTCTCCGGCATAGGCCATTTCCACCCGTCCATCGCTACGAATGCTCAGTTCATGCGCCATGATTCGCTCCTTTCACGCGGCATTACTGGGTCCTTCTCGTCGGCCACTCGTACCGGTGCGAGTCCTCGGGTCGGCACCCGTTGCCGCACCGCCCCACGACTCCATCAAGTCGCAACCGCTCCCAGCCCATGAGTCGGTCACCATCGCAGGCATACCGCTGCACGCGCTCTGCGCACTCGGCGCACACATTGCCACCGATTCGAAATCGCACGCGGAGCTCTGCTGACGATTTCGTGACTGCCTCGTACTCTAAGATGCAGGCGGCGCACGTTCCCGCGCCCCCACATACGCAGCGATCAGCCGGAGCCAGGATACGACTCATGACTCTGGCTCCGACGCGATCGCGAACGGGAAGAGATCCGGATTCGCGCGCGCGATCCGCTGCGCGAGGGCATAATTGCCGTCCTCCATCGCTTCCTCCCACTCGCGAATCGTGGCCCGCGCCTGGCGGTCAAGCGCCCACTTGAGATACTGGGGCTTCATCAGACGGCCCTCCTCTCGTAGATATCATGATAGAACCGGCCCGGCACGAATCGCGGCACCAGTTTCTCGAAGCGGTAGGAAAAATCCAACACCAGTAGCCGCAGCCGCGTTAGCTCCGCCGGGTTCCCGGTTCGCGCGGCCTCGCGGAAGTGGTCATACAAGACCTCGGCCACAAACTTCGGCACCTCAGGACTGAGCGTTGTGGTCTCCATGACTAGGTGTCCTTTCTCCTTGGTTGGTTACGGCTTCTTCGTGCCGCGCTTCCGGCGCGGAAGCGGCACGATGTGCACCGACACGATTGCGGAGCGGTTGCGCTCCACGTACTGCGCCCAGGGGCGCGGGACCGCCTCACTAGGGTCATAGACAAGCCCACGGTTGAATGCTACAGCGTGCGCCGTGTTATTGGTCCACTGCAACACGATGTATCCCTTGCCCCGTGGCAGGGTCTCAGGGATCGGCTGACCCCCAGGCGCGGAAACGGGTACCGGCTGGAACAGCCGCCGCGCCTCATTCAGCGGGATCCGCAGCGCCCAGGCCGCCACCATCTCGGCAGCCTCCCAAAACCACTGCGAGTTGCGGGTCTCCACCAGTTCGCGCCACGAGACGCCGACGAGAGACTCGGCGTACCGGCGGACAGAGCCGAGGGAACGATTGGACAACATGGCGAGCGTCGCCAACAGGCACTCACTCGGACCCTGTCTCTGAAGACGCATCGTTACTCCTCCTCCTCCTCCGGCGACACGATTTCGGCCAGGCACTCACCGCACCACAGACCCTCAGGCCAGTCGTCACGTAGCTGCGCCACGGAAACCGCGTCACGGAGCGGGAGCCGCTGTCGCTCTCCACACTCCCGGCACAGAATGCCACCCTCGGTGCTGTAGCCGCCCACCGTCATGTACTCCAGACCGAACATTGTGAGCTCCTTTCTCCGGCCCCTCGGGCCGGGTCTGCCCGGACTTGGGACCGGGCTGTGCATTACCGCCGGGGGCCTACTGCCCCGGCGTCCCTCTGCTACTTGCCCTCGACCGCCGCCCAGAACAGGCTCCGATCGAACCGGGGATTCGTCGCAGCCAAGCGCCACGCAAAATCCTCGGTCAGCTTCGCCAGAACCTGCATCGCCTGCCCGTCGCCACGCTGCCGCGCATCGGCCATATGAGCATGCAGCGCCTCGGCGATGAACTCGAACGTCTGCCGCGTTAGCCTCGGAGTCTTCATCGTGGTTCCCCTTTCTCCGGCCGTCGTGGCCGGGTATCCTACCACCAAGTATACTAGGTCCCAGGACCGTGTCAAGAGAAAAATTATCGGCGGCGCAGCAGCGCCTGCCCGCGCCGGGTCCCCACAACCTGCCAGCCGCACGCCGCCCACGCCGTTACCTCCGGCCACGCCACCAGCGCCAATGTCCCTCGCGGAGCCAGAAGTTTGTTGACCATTGCGTGGTACCCCCTTTCTGACTCCCACTCTAGCGGATTCCCAGGACCCTGTCAAGCAAAAATTTAGTGCTTCGTAACCCATTGAATTACTGTACGAATCTTGGACCAAAAATTTTTCCATGGTTCCCCTGTATGTATTAGTGAGGGGGGAGTGAGGGCAGATAGGAGCTTTTGCTACCCCTCCTGGTGCTGCCCGGCACCAGACGCTGTACAGCATTACCACTGGGTCCTGGGACTGGGTATCCTCTAGTGCCCGGTCTCAGGGCCCAACCCCAGGACCGCGACGAGGGCTATGCGGTCCGGAGCAGCTAGAGGGGCTCTCGGGACGCGGGAGAGCAATTACCGTGTCCCACGCCCAGGGAGTAGTATGCGCGGGCGCGGGAGACTCTAATCTCGTTCAAGGCACCAGTAAGAACTGGGTTCTAGATTCAAGATTCAAGAATCACGAATCCAGTTACTGGCCACCCCTAGAGGGTGGCCGAGAACAAGATTCAAGAATCACGAATCCAGTTACTGGCCACCCCTTGAGGGGGTGGCCGATAACAGGATTCTTGGAATCAGTGCTTCAAGTCCTTCGCTTCTCGCTGCTAGCTGCCTGGTGCTAGAACCAGGCAGCATAGAGCATGAACCGCGAAGCAAAAGACTTCGTACCTTGCTTCTCGTTACGAGGCCGCCCTGGTGGGCGGCCAGATTCATTTGCTTCTTGCTGCTGGCTGCCTGGCGCTGGGTATGGGCCGCCTCGTACAGGCGGCCCGGTACCTCGCGCCTCGCAGCATGCAGCCTGAAGCATGAAACAGGAAACAGGAAACAAGACAACACACTGGCCCAGGGAGAATATGGCCCAGGCATTGAATACCCAGCCGCGAGACGACAAAGAGCCTGAAGCCGTGGTTCTTGAGCCTGAGCATCTCGATCCGCTGCTGTCTCTATCGGATCGCGAGCGTCAGGCGATACACCAGAGTCTCCAGGCATCCACGGAGCTCACGGCGCACGGCTGCCCGATGTGCCGATGCGCAGGGGTCCCAGGACTTGGGATCCCTGAGCCGGTGTGGACACTGGAGTCGGCGGCCTATCTGGTCCCGATGACGCAGCAGGCGATTCGCCGCTGGATTCGGACCTATCGAGATAAGCTCACGCAGCCGCCGGTCTACATCAAGGTGCGGATTCGGAATCGGACGCAATATGTGCGGGCGCTTCGGCTGCGGGACCTCTGGACGCTGCGCCGCGAGTATGTCGTCGAGGGTCCGTATCCACGTCAATGGGCGATCGAGCGGCGCGAGGCGCGGCGTCGGGAGCGCAAGCAGCGTAGCGCTTCGGCGCGGGCCGCAGACGCCGAAACTGAACATATCGTGACACGAGACAATGAATCCTAAGGATCATCGCTATGCGCTTGTAGCATCGCGCAAGAAGCTGCGGGCGCTAACGGCTCAGCGCCAGACGCCGGATGCTGCTGGGGGTCCGGTAGCCTTGCGCCATAGACTATTGACTCTGGCGGGTGTTGATGAGCAGCAGCAGGCAAATCTCGTGCGCCGGAGTATCGAGCGCCTCTCTTCGCTGCTCGACGCACGACGCACGCAGCGCCTCGTAGTCCCGATTGGTCAGAATCAAGGATCTCGCGTCGAGGAGTTCGAGGAGCCCGATTATCGGGAGCAGCGTCAGGCCGCTGAAGCACTGCTCTCGGTGCTTGGTGTGCAGCCGTCTCGCAGCGCATCAGCGGGCAGCCCGACACAGGTTGCGGTCGTGGTCCAGATTGATCCGATGCAGGCTACGGCGGCCAAAGGCCCAGAAATCAAGGTGATAAGCCCTGGCCCCGAAGCACAGAGCCCAGAGCCTGATTCAGCAAGCAGCGCACAGCGAGGTACGAGATCTAGAAGCGCGGGCACCGAGGGCCACAAGGCCTAGTGGTCTGAAGTTGACATAATGCCTCTTATCAGACTCATGGTTTAGGGCAGCCTAAGGTTCTGGGGGACCAAGTAGCCTAGGGCAAGAATCGTGCCACCCGCTGCCTGAGATGGGGTCCCCGCGGGGGTAGGGGGGCCAAAAAATGAGGGGGGCCTGGGCTCGCGTGGGGACCTATTCGGCGCACTCAGCCAAAATCCGGGTGCCTTTGAGGCCGGCTACGAGGCCCCAGGAGCCGAGATCAGGGGCAGGCCGCTATGGGGATAGCGGCTGGCCCAGGATCGTGGCTCCAGGGCTCCCGGAGCCCCTCCTCGTGGCGATTTGTACTGGAGTATCGGCGTGACTCTACGACCACGCAGTATGAGGCTAACAAATGGCGCTCAGTTTTGATGGCGTTAACGATATTGTGAATCACGGAAACATCACCGCTCTGAACGGGGCGACGGTGCTGGCGACGAGCTTCTGGTTCATGCTTGGGGCTGCTCCACCCGCGAATGCTGATTTCTGGAGCAAAGGCGAAACGTTCGGGGTGGGATTCCCGCAAGGTGTTGCCAATACCAAAATTGGGGCGCACGGCGCGCTCGCGTCAGGACAGCGATGGTTTGCGACGACCGATCCTGGACTGACGACCGGGGTGTGGTATCACGTCGCCGTGCGCTATGACGGCAGCGGAGCCACGAATGCGGACCGGCTCAAAGTCATCCTGGACGGCTCAAATCTCGCCCTCACGTTCTCTGCGGCGGTGCCGGCCTCGCTGGCAAGCACCACCACGGCGTTTCAAACTGGAAAAAACCAGACGAACAACGTGTTCATAAACGCAACGATTGCCCACTTGAAGGTCTGGGTCGGGGGGACCCCGCTCACGTTGGCGGAGTTAGATCAAGAGCGACAGAGTTTCAGGCCTGTGCGTACCGCCAATCTCGTGCTCTGGGCTCCTTATGATGATGATACAAGTGCACGAGATTATTCTCAATCCGGGAACCACGGGACCGTCACAGAGGCGTTTCAAACCTCCGGCCCACCGGTAAGTTACGGAGGGTAGGATACACCGGCGAGGCGGGCCTGGGTCGTCTAACGGCAGGATAGTGGGCTTGTATCCCACAGATGCGGGTTCAAATCCCGCCCCCGGCCCCAGAATCTCCTTCATTGGCGGCAGGAATCGAGCATAGTACGCCTTGCAGCAAGGAGAACATGGTCCAGGTCGTCGAGCGAGTCGTCAAGGTTCCGAGGTTCTTTAACCCTCGATCCTATCAGCGAGAATTCTTCCACGCGATGCGTGGCGGGACGCGCCGCGCCGCCCTGGTCTGGCACCGCCGCGCGGGGAAAGACCTGGCGGCCCTCAACTGGGTCATCGAGTCTATGCTGCGTCGGGTCGGGACCTATTACACCTTCTTTCCCACGTATTCCCAGGGAAAGAAGATCCTCTGGGACGGGATGCAGGCTGATGGACGCCGGTTCCGGGACCACTTTCCTCCGGAGCTGGTTCGGGATACCAATGAGACCGAGATGAAGGTCGTGTTTGCCAATGGCTCCATTTGGCAGATCATTGGAGCCGACAACTCGGACTCCATAATTGGAACCAATCCAATTGGTTGCGTTTTCTCTGAGTACGCGGTCATGAACCCACGGTGCTGGGACCTGGTGAGACCGATCCTTGCGGAGAACGGCGGTTGGGCGGTCTTCGCCTATACGCCCAGAGGCCGGAACTGGGGCTGGAAACTGTGGCAAGGGGCGATCGCAGACCACTGGTTCACGAGCCTCAAGACCATTGAGGACACGAGACGAGATGCTCCTGGTGAGGAGCGGTTCGGGGAGCCAGTCGTCCCAATGGAGGCGGTCGAGGCCGAGCGGCGCTCCGGGATGCCGGAGGAACTGATCCGGCAAGAGTTCTGGTGCTCCTGGGAAGGGGCCTTGGTCGGCTCGTACTTCGGGGACCAGATCGAGCAGATGCGAAAAGAAGGCCGGGTGACATCGGTCCCCTGGGACCCTGAGACCCCGGTGGACACGAGTTGGGACCTGGGTGTTGACAACGAGACGGTGATTGGCTTCTGGCAGGAGCTCACCGATCCACGAAGCAACCGGGTCCGGGTTAACCTGATTGATGTCTTGGCCGGCTCCCGTGGCGGCGTCGAGGAGTATTGGCGACAAATGAAGCATCTCCCTTATACCTATGGTCGCCACTATGGTCCCCACGATCTCCGGGTGACGGAGTGGGGAACCGGGGCCACGAGGCTCCAGACGGCCTGGAGACTCGGGCTGAGCTTCGAGGTCCAGCCGAAACTGAGTCACGCCGACTACCACCAGGCGATTCGGCGCATGCTGCCCTATGTCTGGGTTGATGAAGAGCGCTGCGGCCGCTGGATCGAGGCCATGAGCGCCTATCGTCGGGAGTACGACGAGCGGCTCGATACGTTTCGCGACAAGCCGCTCCATGACTGGAGCTCCAACTGGGCCGATATGACGAAGTACCGGGCGACGGCGTTTCACCCACCGGGTCCCTGGTCGCCTCGGTTCCGAGAGCCGAAGCGCCCGGAGAAGCAGCCGGAGTACACGGTCTTCGAGAATCCGTACTGGCGGGAGCTTGATACCTTTGCCGGCTGGCGACGCTCCCAGAACCCCTTCGCCGTCTGATGCCGACCGGAGCCACGACTCCAACGACTAAGACCCGCCTCCTGGGTGGGCCGCGCGATACCCTCGGGCAGCACGCGGTCCTCGGAGACTTCGGGAAGCTTGGCAACGTCTATGGTCCCCAGGGGGGCGTTAGCGGCTCGCCGCTTGACGGGACGCAGCTGCTGGAGGCCCCCGATGACCGCGTAGCGACGCAGAACATCCTGGTCGGGTTCACTGGTTTCGAAGGTGGTGGTGACGCGAGTGGCGGCGGTCCGGGGGCTGGTGCCGGGACCGGAGATACCGGGGCTACCGGAGTCGGAGACACGGGTACCGGCGACGGCGCGAGTGGGGCCGCCGGAGGCGGAGATGGTGGGGCCGCAGGAGCCGGGGACGGCGGTGGAGACGGCTCCAGCATGTAGCGCCGCCCTCTACGAGGGCTACATCTACGAGCTGCGGGAGCAGGGGAGGCTCCTCGGGATAGCGACCGGTGTCTGGGACCCGAACGACTCCGAGAGCCTGCTTCTGCAGCACATCGTCGTCTGGCCGGGTGCCCCACACGGGACCCTGCTGCGGCTCCTCCATGCCGCTGAGCGTGCGGCCTGGAGGAGCCTGCGCCCGAAGCGGCTGTATCTCGATATCGAGCACCAGCATCCGAATGCCAAGCGACTACGCCGCCTCGCGGAACGCTTCGGGTACCGGGCCTATTGTCGGACGAATTCCACGACCTGGTTCATCAAGGAGGCTCACACATGAAAGGCTACATGAAGGGCAAGATTCCGGCTCCACCGCCTCCGCCTCCGCCGCCGGAGCCCGATGATACAGCGGCGAAGCAGGCGGCGGCAGAGGCCAAGATGCGGCAGCGTCGTCGTGCGGCCGCCGGCAGCATGAACAAGACGCTGGCCACGAGTCCCGAGGGTGTCCTGGGCTCTGCGCCCATCAACCGACCGACCTTGAACTCGACGCTGGGCTAACCGATGGCGGATAAGACTGCGGTTGCCGCGATTGCGCGATATGAAGCGATGCTCGATGAGCAGCGCCGCTGGCTGCCGCATTGGCAGGAGTTGGCTGACTACATTCAGCCGCGAAAATCCAACATTGCGGTGCAGCGGCAGCCGGGTGCTCAGCAGACAGAGCTGCTCTTCGATTCGACGGCTCCACACGCCAATGAGCTGCTTGCGGCGTCCATGCAGGGGTCGCTGACCAGCGAATCGTTCCGGTGGTTTAGTTACCGCATCAAAGGCGTTACCTTAAATCGTGACCATGAGTTGAACAAGCTCCTGGAAGCGGCGGCTGAAGATAGCTACGACGCGCTGTCGGCCTCGAACTTTGCGTCCGAGAGCCACGAGGTCTACCTCGATCTTCCGTGCTTTGGAATTGGGGCGCTCTTCGTAGAGGAAGCTGATCTGAACGGCTCGCTCCGCTTCACCGCGCTGTCGCCGGGGACCTACGCCATTGAAGAGAATGAGTTTGGGGCCGTCGAGGTCGTGGCCAGGAAGATCGTCCTTCCGGCGCGGGCCGCAGCGGTCGCATTTCCCGAGGACCAGGGACCGACGCTGAGGGCCGCGCTGGCATCGAACCCCTCTGAGCGGATCGAGTACCTGCATTTGATCTATCCTCGTCACGATGCGGCGCGCGGCCGGTTCCGGCTTCCGGCCTCGAAAAAGCCGATTGGGTCGGTCTACGTGAATCTTCGCGACCGGATCACGGTCCGCGAGAGCGGCTACGACGAGATGCCGGTCATGGTGCCGCGCTGGACGAAGGCCAGCGGAGAGACCTATGGCCGGGGTCCGGGGACCGTCGCGCTGCCGGACATCAAGACGCTCAACAAGGCGGTCGAACTGGCCCTGAAGGCTTGGGCCAAGATCGTGAATCCGCCGGTCAAGGTTCGTGATGAGGGGGTCATCGGGACCGTGCGTCTGATGCCGGGCGGCATCACCTATGTCCGGGATATGGATGCGATTCAGCTCCTCGATCTCGGCGGACGACTCGATGTCGCCGACCTGAAAGAGGATAAGCTGCGTGAATCCATTCGCCGCATCTTCTTCTCGGATCAGTTGCAGTTGCAGCAGGGACCGCAGATGACGGCCTACGAGGTCCAGGTTCGGTATGAGCTGATGCAGCGGATTCTCGGTCCGACACTCGGTCGCCTGACCAAGGAGTTCCTGAATCCGCTGATCGAGCGCATCTTCTGGATTCGGTTCCGAGCCTCGGAACCTGGAAGTCCCTACAGGCAGATTATGGCCTGGGCGCAGGCCCACGGCGTGGTCCTCGATATCGAGTACGAGGGGCCACTCGCTAAGGCGCAGCGGCTCCAGGAATCCATCGCGATGCAGCGGTTCTGGCAGATTGTGCTGCCGCTCTCGCAGGTCAAGCCTGAGGTCATGGACATCATTGATCTTGATGCCATGGTCCGGGACCACGCGCGAAGCGTCGGGGTCCCGAGTCTCATCATCAGGAACGAGGATGATGTGAAGCAGATTCGTGAGGCACGGATCAAGGCCCAGGAGCAGCAGGCGGCGATGGATCAGGCGGTTCAGGCGAGCAAGGCGGCGAGCAACGTGGCACCGCTCCTCGCCGCGACCTCGAAGCTCGGCCAAGGGACTGGCGTCGTGCCGCCAGACTTCACGGCGGCGGCAGGAGGTCTGAATGCCACCTAAGCGCTCGACACGGCCTCAGGAACTGAGTCACGCGCAGCTTGCCGAGTGTTACCGGGCGGCGTTTGGCGATGATTCGGGAGCCGTGGTCCTCGATGACCTGCGGCGGCGATACGGGATGCGTGTGAGCTTCCGCCCCGATCCCTATGAGACCGCGTTTCACGAGGGGCAGCGGTCGGTATACTTGTTCATTTGTTCGATGCTCGATCCACGACACGAGGAGGAGGAGATTCAGCATGCCTGATGTGGATGGCGGCGTAAGCCAGAACCAGACCACGCAGACGACCCAGCCTGAGCCGCAGCCGGATAAGCCCTGGCTCCAGTTCTTTCCGGAGTCTCTGCGCAACGAAAAGACGCTAGAGAAGTTCAGCGGGCAGAGCCAGGAGGAGGTGCTCGGAAAGCTCGCGCAGTCGTACATCGCGTTGGAGAAGATGCCGCGCGGCGTCGTGCCGCCGAAGGACGATGCCCCGAAAGAGGAGTGGGACCGGTTCTATGAGCGTCTGGGTCGGCCCAAGTCGTTCGAGGAGTACAAGGTCGAGCTCAAGGTGCCCGAGGGCATCGAGTGGAACAAAGAAGCCGAGACCCTGATGCTCAAGAAGATGTATGAGCGGGGCCTGACGCCGCGCCAGGCCCAGGGGCTGCTGGAAGACTACCTGAACCTGAGCGCCGAGGCGATGACCACGATCCAGCAGGAGAAGGCTCGGAGCCGTGAGGAGGCCGAGGCCGCGCTGCGGAAGGAGTGGGGGCCGCTCGCGGATCGCAACATTGCACTCGTGCAGCGGGGTGTTCACGAGTTCTCCGCTGATACTGGCTTCAAGGAGTGGCTCGATGAGACGGGAGCCGGGAATGATCCCCGCTTCTTCAAGTTCGCGTTGCGGGTCTTCCAGCCGATGCTGGAGGATAACCTGATTCGTGGCGAGGGGTTGGGGATGCGCCGGGAAGAGGCACAGGCCGAGATCAAGAAGCTGATGGCGACGAAGGAATACCTGAGCGGCGATAAGCCGACCATCGAGCGGATCCGGGCACTGGCCCAGATCGCGTATGCGGAGTAGACGATGCCAGCGGTGAGTAAGGCGCAGTTCCGGTTCATGCAAGCGGTGGCGCACGGCGAGATTAAGAAGAAGGGACTCTCGAAACGTCAGGCGGCGGAATTCGTGGCGGGGCAGTCTCCCAAAAAGCTCCCGGAGCGGAAGCGGACCCTAGCAACCAGCCGATACTAAGGAGGGTGACCAATGGATGTGACGAAGGACGAGAAAGAGGATCTCCAGCCCCGCATCCGGGCGAAAGCCATCGAGCTCGCAAAGCGCGCTGGGTATGACGTTGAGCGCGATGCGCAGGGCCGCCCGGTGAAGTTCGAGGACCAGGCTGGCATCTACGATCTCTACATGGCGGAGGCGCACCGGTTCTTCGCGCGTGAGGATGCGCCAGAGGCCCCGTAGTGGTCCGGCGGTATCGGTGGGACGCTGAGCGCGGGGCGCTGGTGGAGATTCGCGCTCCGCGCCGTGCGCCTGATCCCATGACCCGGTACCAGACGGCGTTGTCCGAGTATCGGACCGCGCCAGAGTCCAATGATCACGCGCTTCGCGCCGCAGCGCTGGAGCGGGCGGAACGCCGAGAGTATGCGGTCCGGCGATACGGGACGGAGTCCCGCTGGACCGAAACGTAACGGGCCTTCGACTCGAAGGTCCGGTCGCGAGCACGGCCCGCGAGGTAACCGTGACTCCCGTGCAGCGAGGTCCGGGTGACCGGAGAACCTTCTGAATGGGTCCGCGAAGGGTAGTTGCTTCGTGCACGCATAAGGGAGGAGACCCATGAGTTTTCAGGTGGACACTGCATTCGTTAAGCAATTCAACTCGACGGTGGACCTGCTGCTTCAGCAGAAGGGTTCGAAGCTCCGTGGGACCGTCGAGGAAGAGACGATGACCGGCGAGGAGGCGTTCTTCGAGCAGGTCGGTCCGGTGGCCGCGCAGGAGATCACCACGCGGCACGGCGACAGCCCGCTGATCAGCACCCCGCACGACCGTCGTCGGGTGACGCTTCGATTCTTCGATTGGGGCGACCTGATTGACAAGATTGACAAGGTGCGGATGCTGATTGATCCCACGAGCCCCTATACTCGGAACGCCGTGAACGCCCTGGGTCGCGCGATTGACGATGTGATCCTTGGCGGCGGGGTGAGTGGTGAGGGCAGCATCACGTCGTACGGCGATGGGTCGTCTGGCGCGATGTTCGGGACCGCCTATACCGGGAAGAGCGGGACGACTGCCGTCTCGTTCCCCTCGTCTCAGGTCGTGGCCCTGAACTTCGGTGGCTCGAACAGCGGCCTGACGCTGGCGAAGCTTATCGAGGGGAAGCGGCTCATCAAGACCGCGAACGTGGACCTCGATGTCGAGGAGCTGTACATGGCCATCACCGCGAAGGGTGAGGCGGACTTGCTGAACACCACGCAGGTCACGAGCGCCGACTACAATACCGTGAAGGCGCTGGTCAACGGGGACGTGGACACGTTCCTGGGAATCACGTTCAAGAGGACGGAGCGTCTTCCGCAGTCGAGCGCTGGAGCTCAGCATTGGCGCTACCCGCTCTACGTGAAGAGCGGCCTCAAGCTGGGCGTCGGGGCCGACATCCAGACGCAGGTGGATCGGCGACCGGATAAGAAGTTTTCGTGGTACGTCTATGTGTGCGGCGGTTTTGGCGCGACGCGCATGGAAGAGGGGAAGGTCGCCGAGATCAAAGGCCTGGTGTAAACCGGGTCGTCACGCAGTAATAACCCTGGACCAGGGCGGGCCGGGGGGTCGAACCCCCGGCCACGACCCGTGAGGTAAAACCATGGCGAATGTCAACAGCGATCAGATTGGCAAGATTCTTTCGAACCCGGTGCAGCATGTGAAGCCCAATGAGTGGGGCGGGCGGCTGCGGGTCGCCTATTTCTCGGTGCCTGCGGTGCCGACCGGTCTCGGTGACACCATGACGCTCTGCAAGCTCCCGAAGGGGGCTCGGGTGCTGGGCGGCAAGTTTGCGTTCAGCGTAGCGCAGGGGACCACGGCGACGACCGCCATCGGGACGGCCAGTAATTCTGGTAAGTATCGTGCGGCGGCGGTTACTAACTCGACCAGCGAGTTCCCCATCGCCTCGACGATCTCGGAGAACTACGGCGTGGAGCTGAGTAACGACGAGACTATCATCGCGACGAACGGGGCGGCTGCGTGGTCGGCGGCTTCGTTCGCGGGCCATATCCTCTACTCGGTGGACTAGCGGTGACGCGGTGTGGGGCGACTCCGCCCCACACCGCTTTCAT